TCCTGAGCCATAATATTGTTCATAGACAGATGCAACAAACTCATCTATACGACCGCCAGTTCCTCTTACATTTATATTTGGCGAAGAAAATGTTTTTCTAATATGGAATGACTCATTATATACCTTTGGTCTAGAAACAAAGTGTATGGTATATTCCCATCTTGCTGGGTTATTAGGTTCTGGTTGTCTAACATCCGCGATTGCATATAAAAACATCTTATCTACATGTTCAATCCCAAAGAAATCTTTATATCGGATTTCTAAAAACTCTTCACCTCTTAGTGGAAAATCTTGTAGTAAACCCACAGAATCAAATAACTTAGCGTGCCCACGAATGGCACCTCTTTTCATAGATTCATTTATTTCAAACGAATGTATGATTGCACGAAGTTCAAATGATTTTGAACCATCATAAGATATTATTTGAAAGTTCAGGAGTTCAAATCTACCCGCTTCTTTCATCGCTTCAGTCATTTACAATACCTTTCAATTCTTTTTCAAATTGGTCCGCATAATCTCTATCTATCAAATAGATATTTCTTTTATTGTCATTTAGAATATTTTCATATTCATAATATCGTAAAGGCTCCCATTCATTAGAATCAATATTAGGATCATTTAAATAGCTGAAAGGAGTTATTTGAATATTGTCATGTTTCAAACTTTGATAATACACTACGTTGTCTGTGGTCTGTGTATTTAAAGCCCAACTTATTACCGCATTACCAGTTGTACCAGACATACCCTGATATTTCTTTATGAAAAAGTTATTGAAATCTTGATCGTTCATCACCCACTGCGAATAGACGTCTATTATATCATTAGCAAAATATATTAACCATACCTTATTCGGATCATTATAATAATATTCTGCTATGTGTTCAGGTCTATCTTGATTTTCTACTGTATATGGCAAATATACAAACGGGTCGTTTTGTATCCCCCTAAGAATCTTTGCTCGTCTGGTTATATCTACAGCATTTCTATCAGTATGTTTTATTTTAGTAAAAAATTTGAAATAATCTGACATTAAGCAGGACTCCCTCCAGAACTATCACCGAAACTCGAACCAGTAGTAAAGTCTTCTGCTGTCCATATTTCGGCTTCGGTGAATGACATTGACATGTTGATAAATGCTGGAACAGATTCCGAACTATTGCCAGCATTTATCATTGCATTACCATTCGGTGAATAATCCACATTAAGAGAATTTGCCATACATCTTTTGAATTGAAATATACTTCCTTGATGAAATCCGTAAAAAGATATTACGACCATATTAGGATATTTAAATATACCTCGGCTAAGCGTACCAGCAGAACCACCAAATTCATATTTAGGTAATATTTTAGATTTCAACGTTCTTATTATATTATGTATATTATTATTTTCTGCCATATTTTTCGGAGCCATACTCCATTGAAAAGAAAACCCTTTTAGATTCACCCCATCAAATACCAGCGTTTGGTGTGGGTTTACTGCGGTTCCAGAAGCGGCGCTCATCGAATCACCATACGTGTCGCTGAATGAAGTCAATCCGGATTTTATCAAATAGTTCAAATACCCAGCAGAAGAACTCATATTAATACTAGATGCTTCGCCTTTCAATAGATTATTTAATGCATCTGCGCCGTCTGTGCCACCAGTTTTTGCCTGCTGTAATGCGTTTTGTAAGTCAGATGACATATTATCACCACTTAGTCCTTGGGCAAGTAAAGAACCAGTAGTACCCAACTCTTTACCAGTAACATTTATACCGAAAGAATCAGTAATACTTTGCGGAAGCGGAAGCGAAATGGATCCTAACCGCCTAGAACCTGCGACAGAACCACCGGCATAACTATATTCTATAAACTCCATATTCATTCCATGGGTATCGCCGTTTGCGGGATAACTCTGGTCGCCTATTCTTCCACGTGATCTGTTATTATTGATTATTTTTGATGGCATTGCTGACATTATTATATACCTAACTCCTATATAAATAGTATAAGTATTTATACGTGTTTTGATATAAAATATAGGAAAGTGACCATGGCATATAAGGGAAGATTCAGACCAAAGAAACCTGAAAAGTATAAAGGAGACCCTACAAAGATACAATATAGATCGCTATGGGAACTAAAGGTGTTTCGTAGATGCGATGAACATCCTGATATTATATGGTGGCAATCTGAAGAAGTAATCGTGCCATATTACAATCCAGTAAAGGGCAAACCAGCCAGATATTATCCTGATATAGTTCTAAAAAAACTAATTGAAAAGGATAAATATTGTATTATGATGATTGAAATAAAACCAAAAAAGCAAACGAAGCCGCCCAGTCCAAATAAAAAATTCAATACTCCTACTGGTAGAGTATCAAGGCGATATTTAAATGAAGCAGCAACGTATGCTATAAATGAAGCAAAATGGAAAGCAGCGGAAAGATATTGTAAAGAAAGAGGTTGGATATTTACTATCATGACAGAAGACGAAATAAAACCTCTAAAAAAGTGAATAAATAACTACACAACTAATAGGAACAATAACTACCGTGGCAAAAATATTTGACGATATATTATTGAAAGGCATTAGATCTGGACAAGTGCCAGCAAGGTCATCTTCAGCTAGACAATGGTTTAGAGATAAGGCAAAGTCAATTGGTAAAGTATCAGATACAAAAATACTAAAAGATGATAAAGAACGATTGAAATCTAGAACAGCCATCGGCAGTATGTATTTCTTTGTATATGACGCTAAGCATAAAAAAACATTACCATATTATGATAAGTTTCCGCTTATTTTTCCAGTAGATCGAGCACCCGGTGGATTTTACGGATTAAATTTTCATTATTTACCCCTACCCCTAAGAGCCGAACTAATGGATGCTTTATATGATGTGACTAACAATGATAGATACAATGAAACTACAAAACTAAAACTATCATATAATATTCTAAAAAACGCAGAAAAGTTTGAACTTTTCAAGCCTACATTTAAAAGGTATCTTTCATCACAAGTAAGAAGCAGATTTGTGAAAATAGAACAATCAGAATGGGACATCGCTATATGGCTTAATTCTGAAAACTTCCAAGGTGCGTCTAAAACAAAAGTATGGTCCGACTCAAAAAAGATAATAAAGGGATAACAAGTGGTTTTTAATATTTCAAACTTTGCTTCGAAGGTAGGTTCAACTGGATTAGCCAAAAGTAATCTATTTGTTGCTAATATATCTTCCCCAGCATCTATGAACTTACCCATTCAATCTGACCTTCAGTTTTTATGTAAAACTGTATCTATACCAGGCATGGAGGTAAGTACAACAGATATACAGCCACAGGGTTGGGGAAGAACAGACTCATATGCTACAAACTTTACGAAACAAAACTTAAGCATGATATTTATGGTAGATAGCGATTTTGCGGTAACGCAATATTTACATAGATGGATGCAGTCTATTGTAAATTTTAATGATGCGAATGGTACAAGTTCGGTGGACGGTTCGAATAAAAGACCGTATGAACTTGGTTTCAGAGATAATTATTCTGGAACAATACAAGTAATAGTGTTTTCTGAAAAAGACCCAAGACGTAATTATGTATATCAGTTTAGTGGAGCATTTCCAGTTTCTTTAAGCGGTATAGATGTATCATGGGAAAATAATGCGGAAATAATGACAATTACGGCTTCTTTTTCATATACATCTATGGCAATGTCCGGTATGCAGGATACTAAAACGGTATCTAGTTTACCACCATCATCAGGGTTTGCTTCGGGTGATGAATTCAGTGGACTAAGTGGAGCAATATCAAATGCTTCAGAGCGTTTCTTTGGCGTTTCAAATTTCAATGCGAATATACAAAATTCTATTGATCAGTTTCTTGGTCCAGTAAATAATATAGTGCAATCGGGACGTGAATTTTCTAATGCGTTACCTCGATTTTTTTGATATAGGAGAAATATAAAATGGGATTACCTAAGTTAGACAAGCCAATATTTGAGATAACAATACCCTCAACTGGCAAAACAGTTACATATACACCGTTTACTGTCAAAGAAGAAAAGATACTGTTGATAGCGCAAGAATCAAAAGATACAAATCAAATGATTCTTGCCATTAAGCAAATTATAGGAAATTGTATTCCTGATATAGATGTTGATTCATTGGCTACTTTTGATATAGAATATCTATTACTAAATCTAAGAGCACAATCTGTAAATAATATTCTGTCTTTTACAATAAAAGACCCAGATACAGAAGAAGAAATTCCTCTGGAGATAGATATAAATGAAATTGAAGTTCAATTTGATGAAGATCATACTAATAAAATTGAATTATCAGAAAACACTATATTGAAAATGAGATATCCAAGCGCAAAAAACTTAGATAGCATGATTGGGTTATCAGAATCTAATGATGTAAATAAAATGTTTGAAGCAATGGTTTCGTGTTTTGATGTTCTTGGTCACGGTGAAGATGTGTATAAGTTTAGCGAATATACTGATAAAGAGGTGATGGATTTCGTAGACTCGATGTCAAGCAAAAACATACAAGACGTAAAGAAGTTTTTTGATACGATGCCATCATTACATTATGAAAAGAAATATACGAATAGTAACGGTGACGAAAAAACATTTGTAGTAAAGGGAACAGAAACTTTTTTTATTTAGCGCTAGGACATATCAACCTAGCAAACTACTATAAGACCTTATTTGCGTTGGTTCACCATCACAACTATTCAATATCAGATGTTGAAAATATGCTGCCGTTTGAACGAGATATATTTGTTGATATGCTAATAGAGTTTATAGAAAAACAAAAAGAAAGTCAAGGGACATGATAGAAGAAAGATCTGAAAAATTTAGTGATGTATTTGATTCTCTGAATAGTAGCGTACAGAATCTCGCTGAAATAATAACTAAAGAAGAAGATTCAAATGATACTATAGGAAAGAAAAGCAATTCTCCGTTTTTTTCTTTGTTAGATAAAACCGAAAACATTATAACGGTTGCGTTGGGATCTTTCGATACCCTAAAAGACATTCTTGGTATACAAAAACAACAATTTGAATTCCAAAAAGAGAAACAAGAGGATGAAAAAAGAGGTAAAGATTTAAAAGGCGATGAGAAATCAAAAACATCCGACAAAGAAAAGTCTAAAGAAAAGGGAATTATAGACACCGCAATGGGCGGTATATCTGATTTTTTTGGAGAGATATTTAACAACATAGGTAAGTATGCTATCGGATTTGCGGCTGCACCTTTTGTATTCAAATTTGTCGAAGGTTTTTTTGAAAGATTAACTGATGGAGTTGTTGATGTAACACCCGAGGGGTTCTTTGGTTTGGTTCCAGCATTCC